AGCACCTGCGTTGTTGATTGCAGATTCAACCGCCTGCTCAAACTTGTAGTCGTTGAGCTTTTTCTCGCCGTCTGCCTGTGCCTGTGCAAGCTTTGTCTGCCACTCCGGGTCATACCCCTCAAGATTAGCGTTTGCGGTTTCAAGCTGCTTTGACACATCGTCATACTTTTCTTTTTCAATGTACTGACCGCCTGCAAGGTTGCCGAGCTTAACATCTGCCGCATTGTTTACCTTTTCGGCAAACTGCTCAAATGTCAAAGCCTCATCACCAAACAAGGCTTTAAGGATTTCCATTAAGTCCATAGTTTTACCTCCGTTTAATTTATTTTTGAGTAATATTAAAAGCCCCCGAAAATCGGGAGCTTATAACCTATAAATATAAATTTGTGGCAAAAGTAAAAGGAGTATTTCAAATACCCCTTTAAATACCTTTTAAAATCGTTTAATTTGCGTTTTAATGAATTGGTGGTGTAACTTTACATTTTGTGTAATAAATCTTAAATAAGTGAAATATCAGCGATTATTGAAATAGATATTATCATAAACAGCTTGGGCTTGTCTGCCTAAACTACTATAATTATATCCACTTTCATCCCAACCGTTTTTTGAAATCCAATCAGACAAAACAATTAGCACATCTCTTAAATTTGATGACTTAAAAATTTTTTCGTAATTTGGTATATTACTTTTAATAAATTTAATATCTGTTTCTGTAAAATTAATCACAATTAATCACTCCTTAAATGCAGTAGTTTGTATCAATCTGTTGTCTGTTATACTTATAACAACCGAACAATTATCACAAACAATGTTTTGCCTTTTATCTAAATATGTTATTTTGCCTTTTTTAACAGGAACATAATATGGTTCAGATATATCAGTTGATTTTGTAATACAGTTTACTGCATATTCCATTTTAGTTCCGAGTCTCATACCTGAATGAGAGGTTGAGGTTTGACCGATAATTCTATCTATAAAATGAGTTGTGAAGTCTTTAATCTCAATACCATTTGTAGTGATTTGTCCAACCAGCATTTTTTCTACTTCTTTTGCCTTTTCTTCATACAAATCGAAACCTATCAAAGGAGAAATACCACCTTCGTCAACAGCTTTAACATATCCTTTAAGAAGGTTGTATCTCCTAACATCATTATACTTCACATTGTAATATTCTGCAAGTGTTTTTATGTTATTTATGTTATGCTCTTTACTCCAAGTTTTATAATGCTTGTTAGCTGATGAAACTGCTTTTTGAGCCGTACTCCTGCCAAAACCATACTTTTGTACTCTGTCATTACGCTTGAGCAAACCTGTTTTGTCACAGAAATTGTTAAGCTCAGCTTCACGATTTTTCAGCTTTACGGATTCTTTATTAAAAATATTCTGATAAGCCTTTTTTATTGCTTCGTCATCGGCATTTTTAATGCTTTCATCGTAAGCGGCAAGTATGCGTTTTGACTCCCTGATTTTTCTCTCATAAGCTCGTTGCTTTTGCTCCGCCTCATAAAGCGTGTGCATAGAGCCGTCAGGATACTCAATATTTTTAGCGTCCATCTGCTTTAGCTTTTCTTCGTCATACATTCGTGTACCGCCAAAGTACGGATACCAATCGTGCCTGCAGTTCCACCCCTTAAAGCCGTCACCCGAACCGTAGCCAATGTCTGATAAGGACAGATAACCTTTTCGTCCGCTCAAACTTACAACCTGACCTTGCCAATATGAATGACTCGGTCTTGCTCCTGCGTGGGCGGTAATCTCCATAAGGTCACAGCCAAGCTCCTGTGCATTTGCAAGACAAATTTGCCCTGTTGTCTGACCTATACCTGTCATTACATTTCTGCGAACCGCTACATCCATCTTATCCTTGTGACCTGACGGATACACAACTTCCACTCCGTTTATTGCTACTTGCTTTATAGCATCAACAATAGCCTGTTGCGGAGAAAATGCACCGCTTGTTGCTTTAAGTTCCGCCAAACTGCAAGCGTTAATAAAGCTCGTTTGAGATGATACCGCCGTTGTCAGAGTAAGATTGCTTAAATTGCCTTGAGTTTTCTTAAATCCTGCCTCTAATATCTGCAGTTGAGTATCAGACACCTTGATTGACTTAGGGTTAAGACCGTTTGCTCTGTATATTTCGTTGTCATATTCAGTCGCAGTAATGGCAGCGTCTTCAAACAGCTTTTTAAGCTCCGACTCACATTTACCGCTGTACTTTGAAATACTGTTTAAAATGTCAGAGTTAAGCGTACCAAGCTCCTGCATATGCTGTGCCTGCCATATTGCCGTATCTGTCATTGTTCCCGTCTTAGCCACTCTGCGTGCTATGTCACGAACAATAGCCTCCTCAAGCTTAGAATAAAGTTCTAATATGTCATCCGCACAGTGAGCAAGCTGTTCAGGTGTAAGCATTAAGCACCACCCTCGTTAAAAAAGCTCTGCACTCCGCTTTCAGGTAACATTTCTGCCGCTTGTTTGTCGTCTACTCCGTAACGCCACTTGAGATAATCTGCCTTTTTGCGGATACCGCTGTTGACCTCATTGAGCTGTATTGCCTGCTCCTTGTCTTTATCCTCAAGCACACCGTCACCCCAATTAAAGCTGACTTCGTACTCACCTGACGGAGCAAGATTACAAGCATCTGACATAGCGTTGCAAGCATATATGTAATCTTCAAGCACCGCCTCAAGCGAGGACTGCATATCGGAAACGGCGGTATAACTGCGCTGCTTAGACGCCTTAATTTCTTCCGCTGTCTTATCTACATTTTGCGGATTTGACAGCGTACCGTATGCAAGAGAGCAGTTAAACTTAATCTGCCTTTTGATTTCATTCAGACCTCTTGAATAGTTTTCGTCACGCAGGGTCGGATTAAAAACTTCATAAAATGATTTTTTGTTATCGTCTGCATCAATGTTGAACTTACGGAACAGCCTATCACGAGTTGACGGTGTCTCAAGCGTATCTTCGCCCGGTCGCTGTCTAAGGACTTCCTCACCTGCATCAACCGCAAGCTCGCCACCCTTAAATTCCCACAAATATCTGTCCCATTGTAAATCTGCCTCGTTGAGTAATTTAATTGCTCTGCTGTAAACTGACACTCCGAGAGGACTGTCGCTTTCAATGTGATTTGCAAACGGTACTTTCCAAAAAGCAAACAGAGGACGGTCAACATCATTAATAACTATGTATGGGTCAATACCTGTCCACATATCGCTGCTAAGATTTTCAGGATTTATTTCCTCTCCGATGTTATCGGGACTTGACGAAACAAAAAAATGACTTTCAATCGTGTGTGATTTGTTCTCATAGCTGTAAGTCTGCTTTTCAATTCGTGTGTAGTAAGCCTTGCCTTTAACCTGCTGGTCAAAAAATATAGCAGCGGTAATAATGCCGTTGCTGTATTCAATGGGAATGAATTTATCCTGCGTAATGCAATCAGGCAAAATAACACCTTTACGCACATACGGCTTAAACATTATGCCGCCAACAGCACAAGCTGCCTCAAGCTTAATTCTAAGCTGTTTAAGCAGCCTTTCGTACTGCTCCTGCAAAAAGTCTGCACGCTTTGAGCCTGTGACTTCACTTTCAAACTCTATTGTTATTAGTCTTGCAAATTCAGATGCTATCGTTGCACCGAGATTGAGAGTTTTGTTATGACAGCTTTCACACCACCATGGCAGGTCAGCGTAAATCTCAAGCCAATCCTCCATAGCCTCTTCCATATCGTTATATGAATATGCATTAGCTACGCTTTCGGGAAACAGCTTATTTGCAAGTATTCTAAGCCAATTTAGTAAAACAAATCGTCTTTGCCTTCGCACATTTTCACTTCCTTATTTATATTTAAACTCACGCTTAGCTATCGTATAAGCAAAATAGCGTATATCGTCCATTGCGTGGTCGTTTTCCTTAATGACCTTATCTTCTTCGGCTTTATCGTCCCAACGATACATACCAAACTCTTCTTGTGATGCCTTACACTTAACGCCGATTTTAATGCGACCGTCATTAAGCATCTGACTTGTTGTTCTGATACCGTTGAGCACATCATTTTTTGCCGACTTAACAAAAAACTTGCCATGTCTTTTGATTGTAGCTTTAAAACTGGCGGCGGACGGGTCAATTATCACACGCTCTATGTATCGGTCACCTGCGAGCTTTTCAAGCTCCACATAATGTTCCTCATCCGTGCGTTGATAGCCCTCTTTTCGGCTATTGTAGTAGTATTCATCCACCCTAATTGCCTCATTGTCGGTCACACACCAAAGCCCCATAGAGCAAGGGTTAATCGTGCCATAGTCCACTGAAATGTACCACCGTCCGACAAGCTCATCGGGATTGCCGTCCCACAGCTTATCCTTAATATGGTCATTGTAATCTTGGTAAACAAGACCCTCGGCAATAACCCACTCACCAAGGATAAAGCGGCGGTAAAATGTACCTTGATAAAGACTGTAATACCGCTGTTTCACCTTATCGGATAATGATAGGTTATCGTCCATTAAAAATTTAAGTCGCAAAGCGTGCTTTTCAGGAGCCTTTAAAACCCACTCACGATAGAACCAATGGTTTGGGTTATCGGGATTGCAGTTAAACCAAGACCTTGCACCCTCAATAGAGCACCGGGCAAGAGCCTGCTCAACAAATGACCTCGGCATCAGAGCAACCTCATCGAAGAGAACGCCTGCAAGCGTAATGCCCTGAATTAAATCCTGCGAGCTTTCATCTTTACCGCCGAAAATGTAAAATGTGTTTGATTTGCCGTCTTTGCTGATTATCAGCAAGTTTTCCGACCGCTTGTCTTTGATGTCATAGCGATGTTTAAGCATATTGATAAGCGGCTTAATAACATTTCGTCTGCAAGAGCCTACGGTTTTACCGCATATGGCAAAGTTGCAGTCAGCAAATGTTGTCATTGCCCAAAAGATAAAAGATATGCTCATACTGACTGTCTTGCCGGAACGGACTGAACCGTCTGCAATTATTGCATCGTATTTATCCTTAATGCCGTCAACCTTCCACCAGGAGAGGACTTTAAGCTGTTTCTTTGAAAAAGGTTTAAATTTCATCAGCAAAAGCCTCCTTTCCTGCACTTGCAAGTGCCTCAAGCAATCCGTCGTCAGCGGTTGTGACTGTTTCAGGCTTAAAGTAATCAGCATAGAGCCTGATAGCCTGTGTATCACCATTTTGGCATTTCTTTATGAGAGCCTCACGGATTGCCGTCAGTTCGTCATTTTCGTACTTAGCTATAAGAGCATTTAACTTTTTACGGAAGTCTTTAGATTTGACTACTCCATAGGAGAGAGCTAAAGCCTTTAAGTCCTCCACAATATTAAATTCCTGCTTTGTATTTGTATCTTTAAGTAATTGTTCAAGTTTTGACAGCTTATCCATTCGCACTCACCTCCAAAATAAAAACACCCATTAAAGGGTGCTTAAAATAAGTTTAAATACCGTTTTATGCAAGCTTCGCCATCCGCTAACTTTGATGTTATCGGTGCTAAGTGTATAACAACCATTCATCAAGCGAAGACGAATCAATCCGCTGTCTGCTCCGGCATTTGTTCTGTATCTTCTATAAAAGATACTTTTATTTCTTTTTCTTCTCCGGCAACAGTAACCTTGACTGTTGCTTTCTTGTATCTGCGTTCAATTTTTACAATTTTATCTGTATAATCTGTTAAAAATCCGCTGACAACTTTATAACTGTTGTCGTCATTAAATTTTAAAACTGACGGTTCAGATAGCAAATCCGATAACTTGAGAACAAACTCTGATTCACTCTCGCTTAACGGAATCGGATTCTGACCTCCGCCAAGAATTTTAATTATTCCGCTTATGTTATTCATAGCGTAGTATTTTGCCCAGCTGTATCGCATAAACACAAAAACATAACCTGCAAAAACAATGTATGCTTTCTTAATCCATTTTCCGCTCTTGCGAATAATACGATTTTCAATAGGTACAGCCGTTGAAAAGCCTCGGCTTTCTAATGCTTTAGCAATGTCAAGTTCACTGTCTGTTCTGACATGTAGTACATACCATTCGTATTTTTCCATACTAAGCCTCCTTAGCTTGTTTTTTAAGCTTCGTAATCTCTTCCATAAGCTCATTGTACAAGCGTGGGTTACTTTTCTTGATAGTTTCATAAAGCAAGCTCTGATTTTCCTCAAGTGCAATCTGCTTGTCTGACTTGACATCAATGTCTGTTTTGCGTTTGTAAGCAACTGCTCTTGCAAGTGCTGTTGCCTGTCTTAAAAGGTCATCAGCTGACACATCATCAAACTGACCTTCATCAAGTTTTGCAATTGCATCAAACACTTTTTGTGATGCCATTCTTAAAATAGCCTCTGCCGGATCAAGTTCAGGATAACGCTCGGTTTCGGTGAGTATCATTCGGAAATTTTCTTGTGCTATTCTCAACTGCTGTGCGTTTGCTAAAAATCTTGATGCATAACGACTGACTGCCGCCTGCGACAGCTGCTCTCCGTTTTCAGAGAGATATGATACGATTTCTCTGTATGTCTGACCACTAACAAGCATTTGGTCTACTGTGTCCTTGAGATCAGCAGGGAGCTTGTCTATCTTTCCGCAGGCTCTGCGGTTAGTTCTGCTCATAGCTACACCTCAACTAAATCATCAAAAATATTTCCTGCAAGCAGCTTAATACCTTTTGCTGTAAGCTTAGCTTCCAGCTCGTTGTAATCAACATCCGCAATCTCAGCAGGTTGTTTGGTTTTGATATGCCTTAAAGAAATATAGCCGCTTTCTGATAGATAGTTGATACTGTCGAGATAATCTGCATCCTCAATATCATCAAGAGCATATCTGACCTCTGAAAGCTTCTCGTATTTATAACGGAGCAGATTAATTGTTCTGATAACTACACCATTATTTTTTATAAAACGAGTTGCTCTTATCCTCTTAATAGCCTCATCCTTATCTGGTATCATTGCCGCTACCCTCCATCTGCTGTTTTATCAGTAAATCGTAGATTTTATCAATCTTTTTATCGGTCTGCATCTGCGAACGGTAAAAGTCAGGCTTAGTCAGGCAACTTTCTTTTATCTGCTCAACATCAGTCTGCAACTTACCGATAGATTTATTTAAATCATTTTTAACATCTTTCAGCTCATCTTTCGTAACATAAGACAGTTGTATCTCTTTAATTTCCTTATCGTGCCTGTCAGCCTCATTAATAGTACGCTTAAGAAAAAAGCCGATAATTGCTATTGCTCCTGTTACAATAAGACCGAACAACCACCAAGTGTCTGCCGTAAAATTCATATTTTCTTTTCAACTCCATAAAAATAAGGTATTATCAAGTTTCTAACTCAATAATACCTTATAATTCTATATGTCTGTAGAGGACGAATATCCTATATTTTTCTCAAGCCACTAAATATCATCAAAAATACTTAACTGACCATCAAGGCTGTTTTGTGAACATATTGTTCTTACATATCGTTCAGACAGATCATATTCTTTTGCAAGCAAACGACTGTTATAGCCGTTGTATTTAGCTTTGATTTCCGCATTTCTTTCTATTTTCTGCAGTTCACTGTATTTTTGTATATACACTGTATCACCACCGAAAATCTTGCAAAGTTTTACATAACTTTCAATACCTATTACCTCGGCTATATCACGCTGAGTGCCTATGAGATCATCAAGATGTATTTCCACCGTCCTTCCTCCTTTGAGCATTTGCAATGTATTTTTTTAGTATTTCAATCAGTTTAACTCCCTGCTGATATGTAAGCCACGCAAAGGGGTCTTTCGGTAAAGCATCAATATGCAATTCTTTTTTAATTATACCACATAAGCGGTCACCGAGTTTTGCACTTGACGGCTTTTTATCAAGTTTTTCAAGACTATACATAAGCTGCCATACCTTGCGTGTCTGACCGTCTGATATCTTGCCAATACCTTTATCTTCACGCTTTTTTGCTTTAAAAGGATGTACAGTTTTAGGTTCTGTAAGATTAGCAATTCTAAGCTTGTTCGCAAGTTCTGCAACAACTTTTTTATATTCCGGTTCGTCAAGTTCTCGCACGCTGCTTTTTTGTGATATGCTATACACAAGTTCGTGCAGCAAGTCATTTTTATTACCGCTTTCAACAAGTCCAAGCCTTGCACCCATAGCGTATATTCGTTGTGTTTGCTGTGGTTTTAACAAGTCAATCACCTCAACTCAAAGAGATTTTTGTGCTGTCCTCGACCACAAAGGCACTCTGAATTTTCATAAGTAAGTCATCAATTTCATTTTCATTTACACCGTTGAGGATAAGCATATTTTTAAAATCCTGCCACACCTTAGCTTCTGAAATGAGATAAGCATATTCTTTCGCATCATCTTCTGACAAGGAAGTAAACTTCATAATATTGCTTACATCTTTATCGTAATTAATACCCTTACATTTTTTTGCAAGCTGTTTGCGTTCTTCGTCAGAAACACCTTTCATTTGCTCAATTACTTCATTCACTGTACATTTAACATAATTACCTTTCCACAATCCGATAAGCATTCGCTTAGCCGGAGCTGAGAGCGAATACTCTGTCTTCTCTGTGACTGCATCTTTATATGCCTTACCGAAAATCAGCGGTAAAAATGTATTGTATGTAATCTTGAGTGATTCAGCTGTAACGGCTGTCAGGTCAAACACATCACCCTCATATCGAATACTCTTATACTTCGTATTCTCAAGGTCAGATGTGCACTGCTTTATAATTTCGGCCTCAAGCTTATCCTTACGCTCCTTGAGCTTTCCCATATCAACCTTAATTGCCGCAAGCTCATCAATCTGTTTTCTTAAATCAGTCATTTGTAGCACCAACCTTTTCAATAATTTTTTCAGCACATTTGCGGCAAATAACAACATTGTCAGCAACGATTACATTTTCAACTGTTCCACAAAAGCGACAACAGGGAACTGACGGCTTAATTGTTACCGTTCCGTCAGCCGAGGTGCTAATACTAACAGCGTTGCCGGGGAACAGTCCTGCCTCGGCTCTTATCTGCTTTGGCAAAGTAATTGAGCCGTTTTTACATATCTTTTTTGATGTTTCCATATGTGTTTACCTCCTTAAAATTTATTTTTGAATTGTAAGGAACAGGGAAATTATCCCTGATTCCAATACTTTTCATCAAAAGTAATATCCATTATAAAACCTCCAAAATTTCAATGCTTTTATTGTTGTCGATAAAGTGCTTTTTCATCTTGTTGAAATTAGTCCAATATGAGAACCACTCCTCGTAGGCATATCTGTCTGCTAATTCTTTTTTAGCTTTCTTACTGCGTATGCCATAAGCCTTATAATCTGCTTCTTTAACAAGTGTTCTCTTCTTACAGCAGAGGAAACGCCTGCGTTCCTCACAATCTTCTGCAAGCCATTTGCCTTTAAAACTTCCGTTAATCCATATTGCAATAGCGTTTTTAAACTGTGATTTTTGGCATAATGTAAGTGTTACTTCGTATCCGTCAATAAGCAGCTTAACTCCCGGTAATAAAACGGATTTTAAGGCTTTATCGACCGTTTTCCAATCTTCTGCGGTCACTGTTATCCCTCTTTTCTTTCAAATAAACTGCAAAAATCAGTTGCTGGATTCATACCACCACGATTTATAATCAGGCAAAAACAATTGTTTTTAGTTATAATGCCATTTTTACAATTTTTGCACAAAACACCAAGTTTCTGTGCTTCTTTTAACAGTTGGTTTGATTGATTATTTTTTGTTAGCATTCATTTTAACCTCCTTGAATAAACTGCAATAATCGCACCTTTCAACAGCAGAGTTTGAAGATATGCAATAACCTTTTTGACTGTTAAGGATACTTTTGCTGTAATTCAGACAGTTACCGCAAATACTGCCCTTACAAATATGTATTGCGGTAACTTCCTTTTGCTTTTCATTTTCTGCGTGTATTAACATTTTTATTCCTCCTAAATAGTCTTAATACATCTGTTTTTAATGCCCAACCAAAGCAGATACAAAGCACTACACAAGGGATAAACAGCATTTCAACGCCATATGAAGCTATGCGAAATCCCATCTTTTCGAGCATTGCAAGGGTAATTGCTCCCATACAAAATCCTGTTAAAACATACAACATAATTCTCTTTAAACTCATTTTAAATTCCTCCGTAAACATTAATTTTCATGGCTTTAGCCATTGCAAGTAAGCCGTCATATGTAATATTGCCGTTATCAACTGCGTTTGAAAACACATTGCTTGCTCCTCTGATACCTTGTTCTGAGCGTGCAATACCAAGCAATAAATTCTTTGCTTTCTCATCCTCATCAACAGGTGGGAAAAGCAACGCTATATCATTTGCAGTAATTGATGTTGTGTGTCTGATTTCAGTAAGTTTTGTTCTGTTTCTAATCTGAGCGAAAGCCTCCTTACTTCTGCCTGTATTGGTTACGGTTTCAATGTTGCCGACAAGGCAAATACCGAGTGTTGGGTTGCTGTCGAAGAAAGCTCTGATTGCCTCAATAGTCTTTATAGGAAGGTGCTGAGCTTCATCAATGATAATCACCTTGCGTTCTCCTGCAAAGCTGTCTGACAGCCTCATCCACATTTCATCCTTGCGACCGCTTGCCGTAATCTTCTGAGTACGGCACATCAGCTTTAAAAATGCGTTAAGAGTAACCAGACAAGGATTAACGGTAACATATATCGCCGAAGTAGGAAAATCCTCTGCATACTTCTTACAAGCCATAGTCTTTCCGATTCCTGCATCTCCGCACTCAATAGCCAGACCGCCCTTGAGGTGACACAAGCGGATTGTTTCATATACTCCCTCACTTATGCCTGTAGGCTTGTATGTACCGCTTACAACTGCACTCCTGAGGTTTTCCGCTGCGTTCTTGTTTGCAAAAGCCTCGGTCAATGAAGCTTCAAACTTAGCTATATCACCCTTGAATTCACCTTTAAGGTAAGTTGAAATATACGCAGGTGACCAACCAAGTGCTTTAGCCGCTTGATTTTGCGAGCCTTTGCAAGCGTTTTTAATATAATCTCTTAGCTTTTGCTGTAATTCAGGATTGATTGACATATTTATTCCTCCCTCTGTCTTTCTTCAAGATTCCTGATCATTTTTGCTTTATCAATTTTTACTATATTATTCTGACCGACTGCCACAGGCAACTGTTCTGCCGTTTCATCGGCACGATGTACTGAAATAACTTTAGGATTTATTTCCTCTGCTTTTGCCTTGTTTTCTTCGGCAGCGGCAAGCACAATTTCAAGAGCCGTTTTCTTGCCGAGGGCGGTAATCTGACTTGCTTTAAGCTCCTGCTTTGTGAGCTTTTCAAGACTTCTGACTTTGCGTAAAGCTTGTCCTACTGCGTCTTTAGATGAACCATAAGTAAGTACCGCCTCATTATCAACAGGTACAGTCATTATGTAGTTATCATTTAGGTCATACACTCTAACTGTTGAAATATCCTCAGGATCATATCTGCAATACATTTCCTTGCCAAAGTAATTGAGAATAAGCTCATCGTTGTAGTAATCAATCTTTTCTCCTGCAATAGTAAGATGGACACCTCTTCTACCGACCTTCTGACTTCTTGTAGAACGCATAAGCATAAGGTTGAGATCAAGCTCTGATGCAATACGCTTTTCCTTGAGCTGTTCTCTATACACCTGCATACGAGTTTTGCCACTGTCAGAATTAACAGCACCGCTATATTGCTTTTCATTCATATAGTAAGTGAGTATATCCTCAACTGCGTTTGTAAATTCTTCATCAGTAGGGATTTTATCATCATCTTTAAGAACAAACTTAAGCCTTTCAGGGCGTTCTACAACATTTCCGCCTGTATAAGTCGGGAATAATCTCGATAGCCTGTCCTTGACATCTCTGAATCTGCGTTCAATGATTTTAGCCTTTGCGTTTCGTACAAGAGCATTTGTCATTTTAATTCCAAGACGCTCAAACACAGGTGGCGGTGTAAATTTGCCCTTTTGGCTTTTCTTAGTTCTGTGTCCAAGTCCGCCGACATCAAAGGTTAAAAATTCTCTACCGTTATCTACATATATATTTTCTGGTATTCCGTATTTCATAATACCTTTTCGCAGAGCAATGAGCGTAGCCTGTGAGGACGGAGCAGATGTTACATAACAGCCTGTAAAAATACCCGAACGAGCATCAAAAAACGCTGTAAGGTAAAGTCTGTGAACACTTCCGTCCGCTCCTTTTGTCTGAACATCGAAGGTGTGGTTATCTGCAATCCACCATTCGTTACTTACCATACCCTCGTATGTTCTTTTGATATATGGAGCGCAGCGGTCACGAAAGGCTTTCATTCCCTCACGCCCCATAATCTCAAGTGGCTTTGGAATATCATTCTGTACTTTACGATAAAATGCCGAATAAGCCGGCAGTGGTAAGAGCTGAGGAGCAGCTTGTTTAATCCACATATTAGTGTACTCATAACAAGCCTTAATCGGGTGCTGAGCCTCATCAAGATAAAAGCTCATAAAGCAGTCCCACGCTACATCGGGTATAGTTGATGTACCCTTTTTCCAACTTCCTCGGTTGTCAATCAACCCTGCAAGGTCATCTTCTTTTAAAGCCTTTTTCTTTCTATATAAAATGCTTTTTGAAATGTTGATTTCAGGGTTTGCAACCTGTTGCAGCTGGACAAATTTTTCGGTAGCATTCACTTTGCTCAACTTTGATGTTGCACAATATTCATCCCACGACTTGATAATTCGTATCCAGCTTGCAATTTCTTCTCGCTGTTCAGCCGAAAATTCATCAAATTCCTTGTGAGGTCGTTCTGTCTTGCGTTCAGGTAACAAATCCTCAGGGATAGGTATTGCGTGAGATTTATAATATTTAAGTTGTTCTGAATGAGAAAGCTCCGATAAAGGTATTAAATACTTTTTACGATTGTTTTTATTAGCAGATACTTCACTTTTTAGAGAACCATCCAAAACAATTTTTTTAATATATTGAGTTGAACATTCTTTCAACTCGGCAACTTCTTTGACTGTAAGATAAATCAATAAATCACATCCTTTTGACCTGCCATCGTCAGAGCAGGGAGGTCATTTCCTGCTGACCGCCTTGCGGCGGTTTCGGCATTAATGAAGTTCAGCAGCCGGATTATTCATACCATTTCTTACTAAAATAGTATTAAGTTCTGAAAACTCATCCCAAGTAATTGCTTTCAGCTTATAAGCCATTTCGGCTTTTCCATATGTTTGGTATGTTAAGTTAAGAGAATGACTGTTCAAAGCGTATCTCGCTTCTCTGTGTAGTTCTTCTAAAATGTCACTCATAATTATTCTCCTTGATTTTTTTAGTTCTAAGATTTCATCAGGTAATAATCCGGTTTCCTCGTATTCGCAAAGTCTTTGCAGCACTTCTCGCGTCTGACCTACTGATATTTCCGCTGGGGTGAGATGCTTCCCTTCTTTATTTACATATAAAACGGGAGCAAAATCGTGCAGTTTTGATGTCATTCTTTGCATATTTCCTCCTTGATTATCCTTGTATCTCCGGCATAAGCTATATGTCGCTCAATATGCTCGTCATATCTTCCGCTTTCCTTTGCTTCATTTAAAATCTTGAGAACATTCTCCTCGCTGCGACCGAGGTCTGATGCAATCCTGCTTTGTGACTCCCCACGTGCCGTATAGATGCTGACTAAAAACTCCGTGTCATCAGTGCAAGCGCGATTCAATTCTTTATTTTTTGATTTTAGTGATCGTAGTTTAATAACCGGCACGCACTCAGGGCAGTATCTAGCCTTAGTTGACCGAGAGATAAAGTCATTACCGCAGCGTTTGCAATTTTTCTTATACATTAGTAACACTCCTAAAACGATCTTTTAATAAATTCCTTGACCGCAGCTGCACGGTTTGTAAAATAACTTCCGCTGTAAGGATCACCGTCACTGTCAAGCCACCATACAACCCAAGGCTCAACAGCTTTTGGGTTATGAGCAAGCACCACACGGTTGTTGATATTTCCTATTACCGTATACCGGTATAACACCTTGCCAATCATTAATAATTTCCTCCTATCATCTGTTCAGCATCTTCTGCGCTAATAAATACGGTTTTACCGAAGTCAGATTTTTCAAACCAATCATAAGCATTTTCACAATGATATAAAATTCTGCTTTCGCTTAAAATTCTGATTTCATCAACCTTGGATTTAAAGGCGAACTTTCCGTCAAGCAGCCATACTGTATCACCTACATTGCAAAGCAGCTCTACAATGTGGTTGCGGTCTCTAAAATGTTTGCAGCGTTCTGCCTTATCATTCCAAATATCGCCACAGATATAGTAATTCAAGCACTCTTTACAATTTGCCATTTTTATGCCCCCTTGCAAAGCTCATCAACAGTTGTGTTGAGTGCGGCTGCTAATTCAAGACTAACCGCAAGCGAGGGGATTTTTACACCGTTTTCTATATGAGCAATCATTGTTTGATTAACGCCTACAACCTGAGCAAGCTCTTTTTGTGACAAACCTTGTTGTTTTCTGAATTTTTTTAGATTTTCAGCTATTTTCATTGCAATACCTCCTTGTTTTTAAAATATGACTATGGTATTATTAAGTAAATAAATTACTATGGTATTATTATACTACGCATTTGCTAAGTATTCAAGATAAAATACTTCGCTTTTGCGAAGTTTGGAGATGTGCATAAATGTTTAGTGATATTTTTAAGCAATTACTACAAAATTGCAATGTTACAGCTTATCAGATGTCAAAAGATACTGGTATTTCTGAATCTTTAATAAGTAATTGGAAAAGCGGAAGACAACTTCCAAAGTATGATAGCTTAAATATCCTTGCTGATTATTTCAATGTTTCAGGAGATTTTCTGCTTGGCAGAACTGATGAAATGCCCAAACAGGTTGAAAAGCAGGGATCACAAGTTGTAAAAGAACCAACAAAAAGCAGAATTATTCCTTTATATATGACCGGAGCTTCTGCCGGCACCGGTAATTGGTTGTCTGATGATGTTCCTGTTGAATGGATGACTATTCCCAAAACTTCTCTAACAGAACAGGCTGATTTTATGCTTAAAGTTAGGGGAGATAGTATGCAGCCTAAATTCTTTGATAACGATGTTCTATTAATAAAAAAATCTCCTTCAATTTTAGAAGGAGAAATCGGAATTTTCATTTTGAACGGTGATTCATATGTTAAGCAAATGGGAAAAGGAGAGCTTATTTCCCTCAATCCTGCATACAAACCAATCAAATTAGCCGAGTATGATGACATTCGCTGTGCAGGCAAAGTTATAGGCACAGTAGATTTTGAATAAATATACACATTTTATAAATAATTATGTAAAGCTGTTAAATAAACCGATTATTAACAAACAAACTATTAAAATGTTAAAAACATAGTGTTTATCGGAAAGGCAACAAAGTTGCCTTTAACTTTTAACTTTGTTGCCATTGATTTACTTTGAGTAATCATTAATTTTATTAAGATAATTGTCTATAAAAAGCCGATTTAAAGCCGTTTTAAACGCTTTTAAACACTCGATATTTAAAATATTACGGAGTAATCATTCTGCCACAAAGCAGTCTAATTACTCCGTTTTTCGTTTTCGCACTAAATAGAAAAAACAAGCCGTTTTTCAAAGTGTAATCTTTTTTTACACCTAAAAAACGGCTTGTTTACTATATTTTTATACTTTTAACTTTTTTTAACGGCTTTTTACGGTTTTTCCTATTCTATGTGAAAACTTACAGTACCGATTACAGGGCCTTTTGATGTTGCTTCAAATTTACCGCCGTTAATGGTGACATTGCCTCCCGTAATGTTTATAGCCGGTTTTTCAGTATATGTTGTATATATGCCACCGTCTATTTGCAGATTTCCTTTTGAAATAACGCAAGGAAAATCATAGTAAAACTCTGTGCTTCTTGCTACACCCTTTATATTGCTCAATCTTAGGCTTGCACCCTTTGCAACATTAAATATACATCTGTTATTGTTTCCTGAGAAAAAACTGAATGTAGTGTTGTTATCGTTTAAACTTGAAGTATCAAACTGAAGTATTCTAAGACTACCACGTTTAATGTTAAAAAGACAATCATCATAAAGGGTTTCCCTTGAAATTTTAAATTTATTCATATTAATAGTAATTTCAGCTTTTGGATCATCTAAGCATAACTCATTATTTCGTTTTGAGTCTTCTATAACTTCATAGCCATTGTAACTATTGGTAAAATTTATAGTAATCCATTGCTTTCCGCCTTTTGCAAGTGCGGCTTTAAGCTCGTCATAGCTTTTAACAATAATCTGATTGCTTCTTTTTGGAATTGTAAGTGAATCAAATTCATAATTGCAGCCGCCGCATTTTTTATACCATCTGCCATCTGTTGTATTGGTAGGCTGCTTGTCAACATACCAATGCTCTCTTCCTTTATAAGATGATTCGCTATGAGTATAAACCGTATCAAGCATTTTTTTACCGCAGGTTTTGCATAACTCATAATGCTCAAAAATGTCATATGCCTTTGCTCCGCTTGTGTGGATATGGTCTTTAGGAGAACAAATAATTCTTTTTGTCGCACATAATAAAACAGTATCGTTATCGGAAAGATAATTGGGATCAATATAAGTATCATCCGGAAGCTGACTTTTCAATGTGGATACAGGCATAAACATTCTTTCTTCCGATCCTTCAAGCAAATTGTTATCTGTATCATAAAATTCAACATCTGCTTGCATTCCATATGGTATTGTTTGATTTCTTACAACAAACATAGAATAAAAATAATAACTTTCTGTATCAACAAACTTTGGAAGGTCATTCATTTCTTCACTCAGTTGATCACTCATTGAACCGAAAAGAGTTTTATAGAAATTTTCAAATTCTTTTGGTTCAATTGAAGCACTAATACTGTCGTTGTCTGAACTCCAAACTGTACCAAGTAATTCGTACTTTAAATTACCGCTGTATTTAATATTATGATCAGGTTTTGCGTCAGGTCGTGGGTAGGTAATATTGCTGATTTTTATGTTACATGTTACTGCATTTGTTGATATAAGCGACAATGGCAATACAGAAACAGCCATAAGTACCGAAAGCCCAATGCTGAGCAGCTTTTTTGAGAGTTTTGCTTTCATATTTTTTCCTCCTTTATTTTGAATTGCAATATTTTTTTGCTAATAAATATAAATACTTTTGAATATCAGTATCAAAGCTATAATCCGATACTGTAAGTTCTTGCTGATTTTCCCACTTTGTCGTGATTGAGTATGTAGTTATGTCGCAAGCATCGTATGGTATATTTTTATGATTGCTATATAAATTATAAAGATTATTTTTTTTTGCGAAATTTTGAATTTTTAAAAACTCATTATAAGCTATTTTTTTATTTTCAAATTCTATATGCTTACCGCTTAATTCAAAATTCTCAATGGTACAATCTGCTGAAAAGTAAGCCTTACTGTCTTTTGTGTATGCTGTAAAGCTATAACAATAATCATAGTTTGTATGGTTACAACTTATGCTTATATATTCAAGCTGAGGTGAAAAAGTTGATTTGTTTTTATTTTTGCAACTGTTAAATAAAAATATATTGAGCATACACAATAAAATCACAACCGATTTTTTCAT